ATGTGCTTTTGATAAGGATAAGTTTTAAATACAGCAAAGCCTGTACTTTTACATTCGGGGCATTGCCAGTTCTTTCTAGTAGTCATTCTGCCTCCACATCTTTTATTCTCCAAGAATCAGGAGATTGTTTTGACTCTAATGTACCTATAGCTTCTGCTACTTTTTTTAGCTGACGTAACTCTTTTTGTTTTGCAACAATATCAGGATCACTACTGTAATCGTAATTAACTCTACCTTTAACAGGTATATACTGTTTGTTCTTATATGTAATACTGCCAGAACTTGACTTTAAATAGTCAAGATGTCCTTCTGCTAAATACTTAGTAAGTTTTTTATGTATCAACAGTTTTTCTTGTTTTAAATATTCCTCCTCTTTTTTTATTTTGTAAAGTCTATTTAAATATTCTTCAGCAAGAATCGGTACGTTCATTTTTTTATTATTTTCGTATTGTTCTTTTATAGGATCTGTTTTAACCCATTTGCCATCTTTTCTTACACCTAAATAGCCTGGGTCACTTGTGTTGAAATAAAATGCTCCGTCTTCAATGTTCATTTGTTTTTAAGAGATAATAATTTATAGTATAGGTTAATATCTATACCTGTCAATCATAAATCAGGTTTTTTATAGTTGTAATATTCAGTTAATAATTTTTCATGATCTAACTTCATTTGTTCAAACACTTTATTCATATATTGCAAGTCCTTAGATGTCATTTCATCTTTGTTGCTCATATTTTTATGAAACTCCTGTTGAAACTTACGCATCTTTTCTGCGTGTTCCTTTACCTGTTTTAACAGTTGTTCTCTTCTTGTCATTGCCATAGTTCTTGATCTGCAAAATTTCTTAGTCGTTTAGTCCACAAGTTTTCATAAATAGTTAATGCCTCACCACTTGCGTGTACAGGATATGCAGGTTGATCTGGATAAACATACAGTGCAATAAATCTATCTACATCCATATCATGATTTTCTTTCAGACAAACACGATATGCTTGCATTTGACATAATGCTTCATTTGTTAATTCTTTAGTAGGTATAGACTTATCTGCATTTTTTGTTTTTAAATCAAACAATACTGTCTTGCCATTTATTTTTAACAATGCATCAAACGTACCTGCAAAAGGTATTACGTTTTTATCACTGCAAACTTTCTGTTCAGTACATATAACCTCATCTATATGTTTCCATATAGGGCATTGCTGGATTTTATCTGTATATTTTTTATACTCGGGTAACACTCGGGGAGTCTCACCATTTAAATATTTTTCTGTCCAATCGTGCAGATCAGATCCACGCTTTGCAGCATTTTTAAGTTCTAAATCAGGATCAAGCCCTGCATCTATTTGCTTCTGTCTCCAGATCTGTAATCCATATGCCATAGATTTAGATACAGTTTTTGCAAGAATGTTTGTAACAGATGCATATTTTAGTGATGGCTTATATTCGTTTACATAATATCTATCACCATTCATAGGATTAACTTGTATCAAAGGTAGTTGTTTCATATTCACCAACCTAAATCACTAGCTTTAAATACTTTATGTGCTGGGTGTTTGTTTTGCTTTACTTCTTCTGCCTTATCAGACCATTTAACAGTTCTATTGTAATTGATTTGTTGCCAAGTACCTGCCATACAAGCTTGATCAAGTTGCTCTACAAGAACTTTTTTACCAAGATTATCTAATATTTTTTCTAGTTCTCCCATTTGCAACGACCAAGCAAGTCTATTTTTTGTACCTTTTTTTACACGCCAGAACGATGCGATTTTATCAGAATAAGGCTTTAATTTATCAGGAATACTAGTCTCAAAATCATACGGTAAAGGGGTGTTCTTAGGGTTTCCCTCAGACTCCCTTCCGACATCTTCCCCCAAAATACTGATTGAATTTTTTAAATTTTTTTCTTTAGAAGAAAAATTAGAAGATTCAAAGTGTACCTTGTCTTCGTTTACAGGTGTAGAAGTATTTACATCTTTATTAGTAGATGTTTCTTCCGCACCGACACGGTACGCGGGTAGTCTAACTAAGCTGTCAAGGTTGTCAAGACTACTTTCTAATATCATATTTATGTATTTAGACAGTGACAGGTATTCGGGCTTTTTTTCTTTTAATTTAGCCTCTGTTACTTCTGAAATAGTAACTGTAATTCGTTTCATCATAGTGATGCAATGTGATGCAAAAGTATGCAGTTTGCATCATTACGCATCACCCTGTGGAAAACAAGTTATGTTTACATATGTATATATGATCTTGACATGATCATATGTGTTAGAGATATTTAAATTATGAAAGTTAATCAAAAAAATCTGTCTGACCTTTTTAAAGAGCATCAACAAGATGTACAGACAATAGAAGGTGGCTTTAAATCCAAATACATGACATGGGCTAAAGTCGCATCAATCATGAACAAAGAATGCCCTGGTTGGTCGCATCATTGCAGAATGAATCCATCAGATGGTCATCCATTATTTGATGCACCAGATGGTTCTATGTATTTTGTTTTTTATTTTAAAGATCCAGAAAACAATGAGTATGGTGATTTTATTTATCCATTAATGTCAAAAAACAAACAGAATGCATTAAAAAGAAATCAGATACACGCAAGAGTCATTTCTGATCATCAACGTAGAGGTTATGTAGCTCATTGTTGTCATCAGTTTGGATTGTTTTATCAGTTATGGAGCAAAGAAGAAATAGAAGATAATGAACCGCATTTGAAGGTTGTACCACAAACCGACCATAAACCAGAACCTATCAAGAAAAATCAGTACAGCAGCGAAGAGCTTGTAAGCATGATTATGAATGAACTGAACGTCAAGATGAAAGATGACGAGCAAAAAAGGTTATGGGTGTTGTCAAAAGCTAACCAGTACAAAATACAAGGTGAGGGATCTAAGCTACAACAAATGACAGTTTTGCAACTTAAAAACTGTCTTAAGGAGTTAGAAAATGGAAAATTCTAAGGACTTTCCTAAGATCCGTATTAATGCACTTATTGATCGCAAAGCATACAAAAAAATGCAACAAGAAGTGCAAAAAAGATATATTACTGACAAAAAAGTAACTATGTCCTCGTTAACAAACGAGATTATCCTTGCCCACTATCACATTCTTTAAATGGCTTACGAAAATTTATTTCAAGGCAGATTAGTTCTGTTTACAAACAACGAAAAGAGATCAGAAAAATCTCCTGACATGAGCGGTAGTATCGAATTTGAATTACCAGATGCACTAGCTTTTGCAGAATGGGTTACTTCACAACCTGGAGAAGATAATTATGCAGGTGAAAAAGTAATTAAAGTTCCTGTCAGTGCATGGAATCGTGAATCAAAAAAAGGTACAAATTTTGTATCAGGTTCTGTATCTGTAGCAAAACCACAAGATCAGGAGCAAGATGACCTTCCGTTTTGATTGGCGAATCTTTTTATATAAATTACTGACCACAAAACGACAGCAAGCTGTAAAAAAACTACAAAAAAGAAGACTTGATCCTAATTAAGCTTTTAACTTTGCCAGTTCTTGCCTTAGTCTTTCATTTTCTAAGGCAAACATAGCTGTTAATTCAAAAGGATCAGAACAAGTACGAACTTCTTGTCTGAGTTCTTGCAATCTAGTTTTTTTGGACTGCTGCATAGCATCCCCAAATACCTTTGCATCTTTATTTTAACAAATTATTATATTTTTTTGTTTATTTTATTATTAAGTGCTAGTAATGCTTTGTTTAATCTAATTACAAAGAACAGAACTATAGATATAAAAAAGTCTTTTACCATTCTTCTAAGCACCCACCAATGCACTACTTGTGCTTTTTCTTGTTCTGCAATTGTTACATGAGCTTCTGCTAGTTCTTTTAATGTTGCAGCAAACATAGCATCTCTTTTTGCATTATTTCTTATAAGACTTATGCAATACCTGCGTATATAATCTACGTCAGGATTTTTTTCTACTTCTCTACAACGCATCTCTACAGAAAGTTGTAGTTCAACTGGTGGTTCTTCAGCAAAAATAATAAATTTATCTTTCATGAGAAAGTCCTACCAGGAAACAGTTGCTTTTCTAAAAAGTCAACAGCCTGATCATCAAGCTCATTCGAGGTTTGTTTACAGATTGTACGCAGAAGATCCACTATAAGTTGTTTTATTGCAGAAGAAGAAAAGAACTTTAAAAGGATTGGCTTTAAAATTTTTAACATAGTAATAGTTATGTCATACTTTCCAAACATAACAAAGAATGTTAAATTTGGCATAACTACCTTATTACAAAGCAGTGGTCACCTTTGTTGAGATCCCCTAAGGTAGTTTTTATCTTCTTGGTTTAAGTTCTACAACTGCTAGTTCTACTTCTTTTAGACGATGAAATACTTCACGCATATCTTCATGCATATTATCAATTTTATCTGTTAATAATTCTATGGCTGTTGTATTTCGCACGAGGTCATCTCGTGATTGTCTACCTCTATAAGAAATAGAACCGACAGAAACAAAACAAGCTGTCAGTAATGCTCCACCCAGTGCTGCTATGACTTCAACCATTCTTAACCTTTTATGTATATGCTTATAGTATATATTATGTTTTTGCATGGAAGATAAAGAAACAAAAGAAGGTTTTGATTGGGGTGATTTATTTGGTCATAGTGTCCGATTTTTAATTTTGACATGGAGTTTATCCATGATGACTCTTGGATACATGGGTAAGGTAAGAATTGATGGAGCGTTTACGGCTGGCTTGGTTTCTGGAGTGCTGGGTAGCTATGGGATCTCAGTCGGACAGAAGAAAACTGGCAATTCTGCTAAAATTATGGATAATAAAAGTAATAAAACTGTAACAAAATGAAAAAACTACTAGCATTATTGGTTTTTTTAACGCCAACAGCAAGTTTTGCAGATATTACTTCATCAATTAGTTCATCAGTAAAGCTAGAAGTATCAGCAGCAGCTACGGCAGCAGATCGTATCGGAAATTCATATAGTGTTTCTGGAACAGGAGTTAATACAACAGATGGTACAACTACTGGTAGTGTTGGAGGACTAGGAGCAGCAACTAACGGAGTAAATGCTTATACACCAATTACTGCAAGTCAATTAACTGCTGGCGAAAGTTTTAATTACACAGTTTCTCATACTACTGGAGATACGATAGGAACAAGTCTTACTACAGGCGAAGTAAGTGCATTTGGTGATTTAACAAGTACTTCAGGAGGTACAGCTACGAATTTAGCTGGTACTGTGGATAATCATGTAATTACAATTACAGCAGGGTCACAGGGTACAAGTGCTACAGGACAATATGTGACTACAGTAACAGTAGACTAATGAGTCATGCGAAAGCTTTTATTATTATGTCTTTTATATGTTTTACCAGCTAATGCAAATATTGTTCCAAATTTTACTACAGGAACTATGTCCAGCACGACCTCTACAACTTCTACTCTCTCAGAAAGTATTACCAGTAAAGATTTTAAAACAGGGTACGAATATACAGTTACAGGAACAGGAATTTCACATGATGGAGGAAATATGGGATCTACCGCAGTTGAAGTTAATGGAACTGTAGGAGGTACTACTTATAAATGGACAGGATTAGATATGACAACAAAACCAAACTGGACACAAACCAATCCTACATCGGGAGATTCTTTCCAATTTACAGAAACATATCATGCTCCTGGTTTGCAGAACATAACAACAATCCAAAGAGACATAACAACAGAATCCGTTACTACTACTACCTCTGTATTCTCGCAATAATCTTAAGTCCTATAAAGGTTTTAGCTAATGCAGTTAGTCAAAGTAATAGTGGATCAGTAACTAATCAGAACTGGAACGTAAATAATGGTAGCTTTCATACGAACCAATATGGAGGTGGGGTTGTATGTCAGGGAGCAATGATGACCATAACTCCATTCACTACTTTTAATTCAAATTACCGCAAACCTTTTAGCCACTTTTATGAAACACCCGTGTACGATCCAACAGATATAGTCGGTGATTTTGATGATGATGGTAATGCTATAGGAGATGGTACACCTGATAACCCAGGTAATATTCTTTATTATCAACAGAACTATTCTGGAACGAACAAAGATAGCTACGCACTGGGTACTGGTATAACTTTAAATTTTTCTATTCCGTTAGACAGACAGTTATCTAAACAATGTAAAGACGCTGCTAAAACTCAAACTGATATACAAAAGCAACAATTAAAAAATCTTGAGCTTGATTGGCATTTTGCA